TACAGATTTAATGAAAGCGGATGACTATACCACTTACCCTCAATTTGAACTGGCATATATTTACCCAAATTTTCAACTTCCCATTCGTTGAGGGCGCGCCCTCGTATTCCAACTAATTCCCCATTTACATTATAATGAGGTATTATAATTTTATTCTGCGGTATAGAATATCGTATATCAAACTTATCCATTGCTTCTTTACTAATCCCATCTAATAACCATTCCGATGGATAAAACTTTGTAAAACAATTAAGAATTCCTTTTGGATAAGTTGGAAGTTTTTTAAGCTCGGCCGCCTTATACGTATCACGTATACTTTGATATTTTTGTTGCGTGAACCCAAAATTTGGATTATAATTACTACAATCAAGAATTACTTTATATATATCTTGATACCAGTCATATATAATGCCACGGCAGTCATAGTAATGTTTCATAAATTGAAAAATACCCATTGTGCCGCATTCAGTATAGCATTGGAATAGATGAGAGTTTTCATAATAATATAACTTCATAGAAGCCTCATCTGTATTTTCGTTATGACAAATAGTTGGAAAAATTACATATCCAGGCTTTTCGACATAATCTTTTGCTCCTAAAGTTTCCATTAGTTGAATAACTCTTTTAGTATCTAATTGTTCTATAATTCCTTTATAATCAATCAATTAACTCACCTTGATTTAATTTTTCTAATATAACTTTTAAATGCTCATTTTCATGCTCATCCCAACTTACAATTTTATAATCATCTCTTTCAAAGAAGTTCTCTATTGGTTCCAACCTAGAATCTGTTATAAACAAGTCTCTTTTCCTAAGAGTACCTAAATTCATATCAGACCAAATTCTAACTTGCGTCCATTCACCACTTCTTACTTTAAAAATATCAGTAACTAAATTTGGTTTATTATCTGGATTATTTTCATATAAAGGTTGCAATACATCTAATTCTTCTTTCGTTGGCCTTGCCATTATGGCACCATTATCTGCCTTATTAATTGTACTGCGGCCGCCCGCCAAAGAACCTTCATTTCTTATATCTTTATTATCATCACCCTTTGCATTCAACTGAGTTGCTGAAAACATTGCTACGTCTAATTCAACTGCTAAGTCTTTTAAGGCGGTTGCGAACATTAATAGAATCTCATCATTTCTAATCGCAAATCCCCTAAATTCATCTAATAAAGATGGGCCAATGAAAATATAATCATAAAATACATATCCTATATTATGAGTAATACAATTTTCTCTAACAATTGTTTTGACCAACTCAATAGAAGGATTTGGCATTTTAACTAATATTAAATTATCTTCATAAACTTTCATTAAGTTAGTAGCTTGAGTAATAACTCCACGTTCCCTATCAGAAAAATCTGCATATTTAAAACGAGTGGCATTTATATCTGTAAGATAAGCAAGAATCATCATTTTGACTTCTTTAAATCTTTGCTCGGTTACAATAAATAAAACTTTTTCAGAGCCACCTTCTTGTTCCCATTCACAAGTTGTGCTATTATATCTAAATGGATAAGCTAAATAACATGCATCTGCTACAGCATTTCTTGTTTTACCCACACCACTCGCCGCGCTTCGAATTGTTAAAGTTCCCTTCTTTGCGCCATCAATTATTTGATTATATATACTACCTTGAACTGGCATTCCTATTTCATAAGCAACGCCTAATTGTTCAACAAAATCATCAATGTCTGCGGCGGCACTTTGAATTTCAACTTCATCATTAACTTCATATTTTGACTCTAACCCAAGTAATTTTTTCCTCACACCATTAGTTATATCTTTAGTGGTAAGAGATTCAAATTTCTCATTTATTTCTTGAGATTTTGGATTAGTTAAATCATCACAATAAAACTCTGTTATATCAAATCCACTTTTCTGTAAGTCTTTAAGTAAATTTAACTTCTTAAATTTATCATAATAATAATCAAAGTTTTCTACTTCAGATAATTCAATTATGTCTTGAAGATATTCAATACCATTTTTTTCTTTGAAAGTTACCGCGGCCGCCTGATTCGTACTTAAAAAGTTTTCTATATCTATAGGCTGTATGTTCGTGGCGCCGTTGCGATATAAACCTTCAATCGCACTGAAAATATATTTTTCAAAACGGCTTGGAAAATCGGTTATTACAAAAGAATATTTATCAACTTGACTTAGTAATTGAGGTTTTTTCATTAAACTACCAAGCAACTGTTGAACAGTTCTTTTATCTATCACTATCTTCTTCCTCCATTTCTGCTATTGCATTTAAATCAACCGTAAATTTCCGAGGCTTAATTTCTTTTTTAGAAATTGTTTTTTTAGTCCTATTTGAAGCTTCGCGCATTTGACGTTCAATTTCTGCAATAACTCCCTTATTTTTTCGTTCTTGTGCGGCCCAATAAGCACATGATTCAGTATATATAAAAGGAATAATTCCGATACCGCCATGTCCTTTTTCCCAATTACCATGTTTTATTTCATAAAAATATTTCAATGCAAATAAAATACCTTTATTAGTCATTTTATTATCTTTTATAAACTTTTTTCTTTGTGCTTCGCATACATAATAATCATATTTAACTTTAAGGTCGCGCGCAATAAAATCATAAATTAATCCAACATAATCTTCATCATTAACATGTTCAGCTTCTTTCCAATTTTTGTAACAACTCTTATGATAATACCAACGATTCGATGGCATTATCCAATCATCTTTTTGTTTGTCAATTTCTATTTTACAAAGTCTACAGATAGCCATTTTAATCTCCTTTTCTATTCTCTCTTTATATTATATCATAAAAATGAAGATTTGTCAAATTTAAAAAGAGAGCATTACTGCTCTCTTTTCATATCTCTCATATCTAAAACAACTAACTGCATTAAGTCTTTTTGATCTTCTGTAATTTCAGAAAGTTTAATTTTTCTTCCAAAGATAATTTCTACTTTCTTCAAAATTTTATCAGCATTAGCTGCATCTGCCTTAACGAGTTCAGTCCAAAGTGCTTCGGCTTCAGCCCTAACTTCATCAAATTTGACTTCTTCCTCAATTTTTCTTTCAATTTTATCAACTACTGTTGCGCCATCAAGTTCTCTTTGCTTATCAATTGCATCATTGATTGCTTCTACAAGCTCATCGTAGCCAAGTTTAATTTTAGGTGAAAGATAAGGGAATCGACTTCCCGCCATAACTGTTGGAGTCTGTCTAGTATATAGCCATCTTTGACTATTACCGTCATCATCCCATTCGGTAGCAATATAACCGATTATGTCTACAATTTGGTTTACTACCTCATAACATCTCTTGGGCATTGAGGGCGCAAGAATTTCAATTTCATTATCATCGCTTGTTTTTTCTTTTCTTGTCTCTATATGAGAAATAAGAACAAGACCATAACCAAGCATTGTAATTTTTCGTAAACAATTTTCAAACTCTTTCTTTGCTAAGCCCCATCCTTGGCCCCAAGCAATATCCCTAATTGATTGAACACCATTCTGAGCGCAAATAAATTGTTCACACATTTCATATGCAATAGTTGTAGTATCAATTGTAATTGTATCGTACATGGCGCGAGCCTCTGGTTTTTCTAATTGACGAAGAACAACTTTAAAGTCACTCCATTTATTAATATCTACTGCCTTAATGCCGTCAATTGCATTATAGCCTTTTTCAAAGGCCACAAGTAGATTTTTAGGAAAACGGGAAGCCAAAGTGGTTTTACCCGTCTTTGGCTTACCATAAATTAATATATATTTTCCTTTTAAATCTCTAGAAATTACAGTAGGCTCGATATTTAAAATATCAATCATAACCTACCTCCTTTCTTAAAATCCAAGGTCAGCAAAACCATTATTTGTACTTGCTGGCGGCGCAGACTTCTTAGAAACTCTAGACATATCTCTATCCTTCTGAGCTTCAAGTCTTGCTTTACGTTCTGCCAGAGCCGCATCCAGTTCTTCCTTCGCAAAAGCAAAATCACCTTCAAGCGGTTCCTGAGAACCACCAGTAATAATAAGGTCACTCTTATTAATGGTTCTAATTTTTTCTACTGGCTCACCGAAATCTACTTCTTCATAAGTTACTTCAGTTTTGGAGCTAAAGTCAAGTCTACCATTAGCCTTAACTGTATCTCCTACCTGCCAATAAGTAGAAACAGCGTCAATTACACCCTGACTTTCCGCAAAAAGAGGAACAACATCTACTTTTCCACCATACTGCGGAATAAGTGCATTAATCTTATAACGGCCAGTTGGCTCACCATTTCTATCCATTTCATCCATAGCATTAGCAACTGCAAACTCTGCCATGAAAGTAGCTTCTGGCTTGCAATCAGCCTTTGGAATTTTATTAATGAAAGAAGCATTAATTCTTGGGAACGATACTAGATGACCATCGGCCGCATAGTATTCGTTCATTCTAATAGAACCACCAGTAATACGGACTCTATCCGCAGTTTCTTCATCTCCAGTTGCCGCGATAGACTTAAAATCATTTGCAACTCTCATAATGGATTCAAATGCTGGATTTGGCTTACCCGCATTTGTAAGTTTTCCAGCAAACATATGAACTGGAATCATTAGTTCTTTCTCTTCTCCACTAATCTTCTGAGAAACCTTTACAATAATAGAACCGCCAATAGCTTCTACATCTTTTCCATTCTTTTTATAAGTAGTAGGTTTAATGTCAATTTCGCTTAAAATTCCCTCAATTTTTACTCTATTTTCTGCTTGTCTCATGTAATTACCTCATTTTTTATTCAACTACTTAAATTACTATAATGGAGGCTTATAAAAGCCTCCGCTATATTCCTATTACTTACTCTGCGTCTTCAGATGGAACAAAATTCTTTCCTTCCTCGGTCAGAACTACATAAGTTACTGCCTTCTCCGTTTCTTTGTCCTCGACCTTTTCTCTTACAGCCAGGCCCTTCTTTGTCAGATCGGTAACATTAGCTCCTACAGAACGCTCACCTCTATCAAGAGCTGCCGCTAGTTCAGGAATAGAAACCTTTCCACCATTGTTCTTTACATACTCAAATACTTCATTAGATTTTACTGTCAGTTTCATAATTTTTTTCTCCTTTTAAATTAAATATTATTTTAAATTATTTTCAGAAAGCCTTTTTTAACTTTCTATAATTATTATACTATATTTTTTTGAATAAATCAAATTTTGAAAGTTATATTCTAAAAAATTAGTAAGCCAATAACTTCTGCATTATTAAGTTTTATTGATTTAGTACCTTGCGCTCCTTTAGAAAGGAGTTTTACTTCGTTAAGGTTAATTTTAATTTGAGAATTGGAAGAAACTACGATTGTTTCTTTTTGAGAGGTAAGCGCGCCAAAGCAAACCAACCTATCATTTTCATCGTTTAAAACGTGAATCTTTCCACCTTTAGTCCCTCGATTTGTAACAGTGAACTCATTTATAGAGGTCCGTTTAGAATATCCATTTTTACTAATACTAAGAATTTCTTTTGTATTAGTCGGAATTACTTGAGCCTCAACAAGTTCATCTCCTTCATTAAGAGAGATTCCTTTTACTCCTTTTGCAACACGACCAATAGGACGAATACCTGAAGTTTCACACATCACAAACTGGCCGCGCGCAGTCATCATTCCTACTCGTTCTTCATCTACGAAAAGAATTGATACGATTTCATCGTTACTGTCTAAATTAATTGCTTTTACCCCTGTTTTTCTGGTTATATTATACTCGGTTAATAAAGACTTTTTAAGCATTCCTTTCTTAGTAAAGAAAATTATATGCTGTTTTTGATTTGCCTTATTAAGGAAAACCAGATTTTTAATTTCTTCATTGGGTTTTAATTCAACTAGACTTTCGATTGGAATTACTTCTTCAAATTGAAGCTCATTTAAAGAAATATGGTAACAATTTCCTTTGTTTGAAAAGAGCAGGACAACATCGTGGTTAGTTCCAGAAGCAGTGCTAATTACATACTCTCCTTTGCTCATTTTAAATTTATTACCTACACCACCGCGCCGCTGCGTATATAGTGTTGAAACGGTACTAATATAGATGTTGTTTTTGTTTGATAAGTTGATTAAAAGTTCTTGTTTTTCTTTAGGTTCTTCATCTTCTTTGGAAATATTGAGAATTTGTGTTCGTCTTTCATCTCCAAATTTATTAGACACTTCTCTCCAACCTTTAATCAATTCATTATTAAACAAATCTTTATCATTAATTATATTATATATGGAATTTCTTTCTTTTTCAAGTTTTGTCTTTTCAGATTTTAATTTTTCAACTTCTAAGTGCGCCAAGCGAGAAAGTTTAATTTCGAGAACTGCTTTTGCTTGAATTTCATCAAGTACGTATTGCTCCATAAGACGCTCGCGCGCCACCGACGTAGATTCAGAAGTTTTAATCGTTTGAATTACTTCATCAATTGAAGCAATTATTTTAAGTAGTGCTTCGATGATGTGAAGGCGCGCTTCAATTTTTCTTAAATCAAACTCATATCCTCTACGATAAACTTCCTTTTCATGGTCAATATGTGCTTGCAGCATTTCTTTCCAAGTAAATACTTTTGGAAAGCGTCCATTATCCAACATTGTAAAGTTAATTGAATAGTGGGATTGAAGTGAAGTATTTTTATAGAGATATTTTAATACTCTATTTGGATTTGCTTTTTTAGTTAAGTAAATTTTAATTAACGGAGTTTTACCAGTAAGGTCATTAAAACGGTCAACTCCTGGATTTTCTTCTCCATTAATAATATTTTCAAGCTCACCACAAATTGTATTTGTATAGACGCCATAAGGAATTTCTGTTACTACAAAACAATTTTCCTTTTTATCATAATCTACTA